TTTTCTTTTGACGGCGTTAGCCGTCCTAGATTTATATTACGGACACAATACAACCAACAATAATAAAAAGTAGGTTTATGGATGGGTTTACAAATCGAGCAGTAACGGATGTTCCGAAGTGGGCATCGCTCTTGAATAACTATTATTGGCGCATCAGGGTAGAGGGTCGCAATAAAGCATTGCGTAGAAAGTTTTACAGGCTGGTGAGAATTGAAAAGCTGCGGCTTCTGGAATCAGGTGTGCCGTTGTCACAAATAAATGCGGTTTGTAAGTATCTAGTTAGTCTTAAGCAAGTAAATGCAGATCGCATGGCTATTGTGTTTGAAAGCGATATTCAACAACTTAGCTTTGATTTTTATAATTAATGAATTTAACATAATATACACCCTATCTGCACTACTGCTTGAGTCTGGGCGGGCGTTCTGGGCTTCCTTTGACATAATTTTTAGTGCATCGTCAATTGTTAGTCCTGCTGCCTTTATTAGTTTTAATGTATTAATTGCATTAGCTTCTGATTTTTCTGCTTTCCAATTGCTAATTTTTTGGCTGGTTACTCCTATCAGCTTTGCAATTCCATAATCGCTTGTGATTCCTGTACTTTTCTTAGCTAACTCGATTAGTTCAATGGTGGTTGTCATTTTCACACTCCTTTTTTCAATACTCGTATATTAATCCCTATTTATTTGTTGACTAGTTGTTTTTTGAGTAGTAGTATTCATTTCACAACTTCTCAACACGTACCTGCGCCCGTGTATGAGCTTAAAACTTAAGGCGCTATATAAGGGATTTAAAAATCATGGCTCAAATCAAAGTTCAAGTTCTTGCTGTAACTCCAATCGAACGTCGTACTTATAACGGTCGTGCATGGCACCAACGCCAGCTTCAATGTTTTCTTGAAGGTAAAGTCGCAGTTCATACTCTTAATGCTGCGGATGGTGATACTCCAGAGGCTATCGAAGCTCGTAACCAATTGAATAAATATGATGCAGGTTATTACATGGCTGATCTTGTTGTTCAGCAAGGTGATCGCGGTAAATTGGAATTTTCTGTTTCTAACTTCGTGCCAGTACCTAATAAACCAAACTAAGTAAAACAAAAGCCCCTAAAGATTCGCAGTCTTTAAGGGCTTTCTAACTTGTCAACCTGAATAGAGGCTAACAACATGGAAGCAATTATAAACCCGTTTGAAGTAGAAAATGCAAGTGATTTTAATACTCCATACGAATATAAGTTAAAAACCATTAATTTTGCTAATAAAACTGTTGATTTTGTGATGACAAAAATCAAACACAAAATACCGACAACACGAGAGGCGTTTAAGGGAATGATTACAAGTTACCCAAAAACATTATCAGAGGAAGAAAAAGAGGAAAAACGTCTTGAAAACGTTCGCCGCTCTGCTACTCGTGCCAAACAAGCTGTGCATCACGCTGTTCGCTCTCTAGGTGCTGATCATATGCTTACGCTTCACACCCGTGAAAATATTCAGGATAGGGCGCAATTTTTTATAATTTTTCAGCGTTTCGTACGTCTTGTTCGTGAAAAGGATGTTCACATTGTCGCTGGTGTCCCTGTATTGGTGCCCAGAAAAGAAAAACGCGTATGGGGCTATGTCGCATGTTCCGAATTACAGCAGCGCGGCGCTTACCATATGCATGTCGCCTGTGTTGGTAAACAGGATTTAATTCTATTACGTGCTTGTTGGTATGTCGCACTTGGTGGAAATCCTAGCGATAAAGGCTCGTCTGTACTTGGTCAGGTTGATGTTCGCTATCGTGAAAAGCGTTTTAGTGGCCAGACTGACGTGCACAAAACTTTTACCCTTGTTTCATATATGACTAAGTATATTTCAAAGTCTTTTGAGGATGCTTCCGAACTTGGTTTACGCCGATATAACGCAAGTCGTTTAATTCCTAAGCCAATAGTTAATAAGCAATTTATTTGGTCCAGTTATCAAAATAATGGCGGTGGATTTGCTGAGGCTGTAACGGAAGTTTTTGCTATTGCTAATTTCTTGGGTGTTGATGTTTCAACAGCTTGGAATCGTGGTGAGGATATATTTATTTTAAGAGGTGTTGAATTATGACTTCAAAAAAAGTTGATGCTAAACGTCTCTCACTCGATTTCATTGCACGTCCTCATTACGCATGTCGACTACGTGAGGATTTACACAAAGTCATTAAAGATAAATGTAAAGAATTAAATATTTCGCAAGGTGTTTTCCTAGAAATATTAGTTTCTAAAGCTATGTTAATGGACGCAATAACAGAAAAGGATGTTTATCAATATGATCATGCGGTTAGATGGCTTCATAAGGTAATAGATGACTATCAAAAAACGGGTGTAATGATGGGTAATCATAACCTTGATGTTTGGAAGCGAGAAAAAATGCTCACAATTTTTTCACGTGTATTAGCTGGTGAAATTCCGACTAAACAAGAAATATTTGATATTAAAGAATAGATATTTATGAGCTACCCACAAATGACCATGCAAGAAAAAAAGAAGCTCTTAAAACTTCTGGCATTCCGTTTTTATATGCATGTTATCCAGTCTGCAATCTTCTGGATGATTGTAGGTTTTATTATCAGTACGATTTCTATGAGTTACCTAATGGTTAATACGCTTTCTGAAATCGACAAAATCATGGTCTGTAAATAATGGCATTAGGCTACTCATCAGCTGGAAGTTGTTTCGCTACGGCAGCTGAAGCTGTTGATGCTTACTATAGCAATCAACAAGCTACACCCACTGGAACAAAAACATTCTTGTTTACCAATGTTTCAGGTGTATGGAAGGGAACGACTTTATCAACTACTGGCACTACTGATTCAACTTACACAGCACCATCAAATGTTTATGGTTCATGTACTTTGAGTGCAACATCGGGAAATGCTAGTACTGATTACAGTTATACAGATGCAGCTGCAATGTGGGGTTTTGCATTTAGTACGGTTTTTATGCTGTGGTATCTGGCAAAAAATCTAGGATTGATTATGAACGCTGTAAGGCGTTGGTAAAGGTTTTGATAGCTCACAAGGCTATTAAAAAAATCTAGGGGTACAGTTCCTTAGTCGTTACACCTGCGTGAGGTGGTTTTTTAAATGGAGTAATAAAAATGTTTAAATCAATTAAACGTGTTGTTTTGGCTGGCTTCGCTGCTGTAACTGGTTTTATCGCTACTGCTGCACAAGCTTTACCTGTTGACGTTACAAGCTTAACCGCTGCTGTAGATTTCTCAACTGTTACATCGGCGATTCTTGCTGTTGCTGCAATCATGGTTACTGTTTATGTAGCTTGGAAAGCTGCAAAAATGGTTCTGGGCGCTGTAAAAGGCTTGTAATTAAATTACTCACTGGCTCATAAGGCTGGTGAGTTTTTTTTAATCGTCATTAGGTTTTATTTATGCCTGTCTATCTTACACATGCCGAAATTCTCAATTTTTCAATGTTTGCAATGGGGCTCTTGTGTGCTTGGGCTGTGATAAAAGGGCTTAGTGATGATTAAAAAGAAAATCCTTATTACCGTTCTTTCTGCTTCTCTCGTACTCGGTGCAACTCAATCAAAAGCTTTCTTACCTTTGTTCGCTGCTGCTGGAATTGTTGATGCTACAGGCACCATCACTGCATCGGGTCTAGGTCTGTTAGCTGCTGGTGTTTTTGCTACGCCTATAGCATTACAAGGTTTATTAGGGCAACGCATGGGCGGTATGAACCTTGAAACTGACAAGGATGGAGATGGTATCAAGGAACAGTACAGACTGCCTTTTACCAATGAAACACGTGATAGACCTGTGGCTAATCCTGAATTACCGCCTACAGATACACCAGCTAGTACACCTAGTTATATTAATAACGGTACAGACTACCAGTCTAAAGATACAGCTTGTCAGGCAATGATACCGATCAGTTACCCAGATGGTTATAACTTCGGCGCTTATATGACATACCAGTTGAACCATTCAACTCTAATAGGCACTGCACCAAATCAAGCGATAGTCTGCTATGTAGATCAGTATCGTGATGGCGTCTATAACGGTGCTGTAAGTCCAACTGAAATATCTGTTACTGTTCAGCAAAACTTCAGCTGCCCATCTGGCTACACTCTGAACGGCTCAAACTGTGACCTGACTGAACCTGAAAAAGTACCCGATAAAAATTGTGATCTTAAAGTGTCAACCTCTGGCGGCACAAAATATATAAGCAACAATACGGACCCAGATTGTTCAGGCTTAACGCCATTAACGCCAGATGGTAAATTTCAACAGGCTTTCAAAGCAGACCTTAGTCCGGATGGTGTGCAGCCGGCTAAACCCTACAATATTATTATGGGCGCTGGCTTCTGGTCTTTTCCGCCCACATTAACGGATGGATTACCAAGTGTCGGCAATTCTTTAACTGCAACTGTACAGCCTGCGGATGCTTCCGAACCAGCAAAAACCATCAAAATTGACACTGTAAACGGTGTTGTTACTGGCGTTAGTTCGCAAACTGTCACAGGCAATATTGCCACTGCTGGCACTACTTACGTGAATGCAGCAGGGCAGACTGTAACAGTAGGCGCAAATGATCTTGTAATGGTCGTGCCGAACGCTACAGGCGCATACACGGTTGCACCAGCTGGCACTGCATCGCTAACTATACCGAGTGACTATGCTCGATCTGGTGAAGCTGCGACAGCTGCGAATGTCATTAGGGATAAGCTGGCAGAAACTGCACCGCAAACAGACCTTGAATTACCAACACTAGAAAACCCACTTTCCAGCTATTTCAATCCGCTGCGTTCTTGGTCTGTGCCTGTTCAG